CGGTGTGAACAACAAAAGCCCTCTGCCAGGACGCAGGGGTTAATTTAAATGTCACGATACCTAAGAGAAACTCTTACTTTTAGTCAAGCTAACGTCCAGGTCTTAGAAGAGGCAGACGCTGGTGGTAGCGGAAAGAAGCATCTCTACCTTAAAGGAATTTGCATCGAAGGCGATAAGCGCAATGCAAATGAGCGTATATATCCGCGACACGAAATACACAAGGCAGTAGAAACTATTAATGAGCAGATCCGTAACGGTAACTCCGTTTTAGGTGAAGTTGACCACCCAGATGATCTTAAGATCAACTTAGATCGCGTATGTCACATTGTTGACAGCATGTGGATGGAAGGCACCTCAGGATGCGGCAAATTAAAGATTCTACCAACTCCAATGGGTGAGTTGGTTAAAACTTTGTTAACATCGGGCGTGAAATTAGGCGTATCCAGCAGAGGTTCGGGTAATGTCGATGACAATACAGGACATGTAAGTGACTTTGAAATTGTCACTATAGATGTAGTCGCCCAACCGTCGGCGCCAAACGCATATCCCACAGCAATCTATGAAGGCCTCATGAATATGAAGCACGGTCATAGGATTCTTGAGATGGCACGCGACGCCGGGGAAGACGATAAAGTGAAGAGATATATTGCTAAGGAATTAAAACGCCTTATCAAAGATCTCAAAATATAAGGAGAACCAGGAATGTTTGATATTATCAAACCATTGCTAGACAGCGGTCTCATTAACGAAGACGTGGGCAAAGATCTCAACGAAGCTTGGGAATCTAAACTTTCGGAAGCTCGTGAAGTGGTCCGTGCTGAACTTCGAGAAGAGTTTGCACAACGCTATCAGCATGACAAAACAGTTATGGTAGAAGCCCTGGATAAGATGGTAACAGAAGGTCTGGCCGCAGAAATCGCCCAAGTAGCTGCTGAAAAGCAAGCACTGGTTGAGGACCGCGTTAAGTTCCAAAGCAAGATGAAAGAGTCTGCCACAAAGTTTAATAGCTTTTTGGTAACTAAACTTGCCGAAGAAATTAGCGAACTGCGCAAAGATCGTAAAATGCACGCTAACGGTGTCGAGAAACTCGAAGGATTCGTTGTTGCTGCATTGGCCCGTGAGATTCATGAATTTGCAAAAGATAAACGCGATGTCGTAGAGACAAAAGTTCGTCTTGTAAAAGAAGCTCGCGGAAAGTTGGAAAGTCTCCAAACTAAATTCATTAAAGAATCTAGTCAAAAGATGAGCCACGCTGTTAGCCGCCATTTAAAGGCTGAACTATTACAATTACAAGAAGACATCCAAGCTGCTCGCGAGAACAACTTTGGTCGTCGTATCTTTGAAGCGTATGCTGCGGAATTTGGAGCTACTCATCTCAATGAGAAAGCTGAAGTTCGTAAGCTACACAACATGATTGAACAAAAAGACAAGAAATTGTCTGAAGCAATTAGGTTTACTCAAAAGGCGAAAGTCATTGTTGAGTCTAAAGAGCGCGAACTGCGTATAATTAAAGAATCTAACGTGCGTAAAAACACAGTAGATGACTTGCTACGTCCACTAAATGCGGATAAACAAGAGACTATGCGTAATTTGCTCGAAAGCGTTCAGACTACCCGTTTGAAATCAGCATTCGAAAAGTATCTACCAGCAGTGTTGGAAGACCGTTCAACGAGAAACTCTAAACAAGCTATCAACGAATCGGTGTCCGCAGTAACCGGTAATAAAACAGTATCGCAGCAAGCATACAACCAAGACGATCGCAGCAATGTAATCGACTTGAAGCGCTTGGCCGGTCTGTAAGAACAAAAAATTTAGGAGACTATATGTCACAAGATTTACTAGAAGGTCGCTGGAATGAGACCAAAGAAGCATTGCTCGAAGGTCTGAACGGCAATAGACGCAATAGCATGAGTGTTATCCTTGAAAACACAAAACGCTACTTGAAAGAAAATGCAAGCACTGGTGCTACTGGCGCTGGAAACATTGCAACACTTAATCGTGTTATTCTTCCAGTTATCCGCCGGGTTATGCCTACGGTTATCGCTAACGAATTAGTCGGCGTCCAGCCTATGACTGGCCCTGTCGGACAAATTCATACCCTGCGTGTGCGTTATGCTAACAACTTGACTGATAACTCTGCTGCTGCAACATCGGTAACAGCCGGCCAAGAAGCACTGAGCCCATTCACAATTGCTACAGCATACTCTACAGTTCCTGCTGGCGTAACTACTGCAACAAACTATACTGGTAGCAGTACTGCATTGATGGAAGGTACTGGCGGTAAACAAATCTCCGTTCAGATCCTGAAACAAGCTGTTGAAGCAAAAACCCGCAAGCTACAAGCTCGCTGGACTTTTGAATCAGCACAAGATGCTCAAGCAATGCACGGCATTGATGTTGAGGCAGAAATCATGGCTGCTCTTGCACAAGAGATTACAGCTGAGATCGACCAAGAGATTCTGTTGAGCCTCCGCTCACTGGCTGTTACTCAGTTCACATACAACCAAGCTACCGTTTCAGGTACTGCTACATTCGTCGGTGACGAACACGCTGCATTGGCTGTTCTTATCAATCGTGTTGCTAACTTGATCGCCCAACGCACTCGTCGTGGCGCTGGTAACTACGCTGTTGTTAGCTCTGCTGCACTAACCGTGCTACAATCTGCTACTACTAGTGCATTTGCCCGCACAACCGAAGGCACTTTCGAAGCTCCTACAAATACAAAATTTGTTGGAACATTGAACGGCGCTATGCGCGTGTTTGTTGACAGCTATGCTGCTGACACTACACCTGTATTGGTTGGCTACAAAGGCTCTTCAGAAGCTGACGCTCCGGCATTTTATTGCCCTTACATCCCGTTGATGAGCAGTGGCGTTGTGTTGGATCCTCAAACCTTTGAACCAGTCGTGTCATTTATGACGCGTTACGGGTACATCGAGCTCACCAATACCGCAAGTTCATTCGGGAACGCCGGCGACTATTTAGGCGAGATAGCCGTTTCGAACCTCTCATTTAGCTGAGATTGGTCACCGTTACTTCACCGAAGTAACAACAAACAAAAAGCACCTTCGGGTGCTTTTTTATTGACAAAACTATATAAAAATGTTATATTGTATCAACAAACATAAATAACAATATGAACAAATACACCAAATGGTATAACCAAATAACCGACAGAGCTCGCAGTCGTATTATTACAGGCTATTCAGAACGCCACCATATACAACCACGAAGTATGGGCGGAAAAGACAATGCCGACAATCTTGTTGACTTAACTGCTCGAGAGCATTTTCTCTGTCACTGGTTGTTAGTTAAAATGACTACAGGAGAAGATCATTACAAGATGCTCAATGCCTTGCGTATGATGCGAGCAGAAAAGTCTGGACAAAAACGGTATGGTAATAAAATTACCGCCAGAGTATATGCAAATATAAAACAAGAATACGCACAACTCCAGTCTATTTTACGTGCAGGGGAAGGTAATGGATTCTACGGTAAAAATCACACAGAAGAAGCTCGTCGCCGTATCAGTGAAGCAAATACAGGACGCATACAACCGCCACAGGAAAAAGCAAAACAGATATCTGCTATCACGGGTCGTAAACGAGCAGCATTCTCTCAAGAGTGGCGTGATAATATGGCTGTAAAAAAAGCAGGGAAGAATAATCCTCGTTACGGGGCAGAGATATCGGAAGAAACTAAGCAAAAAATGCGTGAAAAAGCAACAGGTCGTAAACAATCGGAAGAAACCATCAAGAAGAAAGCTGATGCTGTTCGCGGATCTAAAAGAGAAAAGAAGCTATGTCCGCATTGCAAGCAGATGATAGCTGTAAACACTTATCCGCGTTGGCACGGTGAAAAATGTCGCCACCAACAAGTAGTCACATAAGTAAACAGCACATGTAGCGTTCTGTTGATTATGCATTCCGCGTAGTCGTACACACAAACACACACATTATTAAAGGAGTCTACCATGAGCAGCAACAGCAAATCCCCTTACGAAATCCGTCTTGACTTATTAGCGATGGCCAATGAAATTCTCACCATGCCAATTCACCAAAAGCGACAAGCATTAACCGAGGCATATCACAGCAAGCTAACTGATAATAATCGGGAAATTGCCGATTTCCCAGTATTGCCTGATTTCCCAACCACTGCGGACATCATCGCCGAGGCAAATGAACTTAAAAAGTTTGTTGACCGAGTATAGTATAAAGCCCCGCAAGGGGTTTTTTGTTGATTAAATTTTCATCCAGCTTAGATATTGGCTTATTTTTTTAGTAACTGATTGCCAGTCGTCTTGTTTAGGTTGTCGGAAGAGACGTGCAGTAGGGTACCATGGGCTGTTATCTCGATTAGTAAGCCATCGCCAGTCACAGCCAAACCAGTTAAGTGGTATCCAAACAGGTCTACCAAGTGCGCCAGCCAGATGTGCTATAGCGGTGTCGACGCTAATTACCACGTCAAGGGCCATAATTAGTGCAGCGGTATCTGCAAAGCTTTGGATAGCGCCCGGATACATAATCACACCAGCAGCCGCAAGTTGTTCATTCTCGTTTGCAGTGGCATCAATTTGCAAGTTAACCCATTCGTAGTGTGGATTTAATTTAATCAATGCAAGTATTTCCTCAAATGGTATGCTCTTATGTTCGTTAAGCCAGGCATCGCGGCGGCCGCTCCAAGAAAAACCAACTCGCATTCGATTCTTTGGCCCCATTATTTGCAGCCATTCTTGTTGTTTAACCGCATCGGCGTTTAGGTAATTTATTTGTTTTGGTAAATTATCAAGTGTTAGTCCAAACACGCCGGGCAAGCTCATAATATGAATCCAGTAGTCAAAGTCGCCGGCGTCGGTATCGTAGGTCATTATTTGTTTAATAATAGGGCTTGATTGTAGTAAAGGGATTAGTCCGTCGGTGATTTTTAGTTTAATAGTTGCGCCAAGGACATGCAAATTAAACAAGAATCTACAAAACTGTATGTTATCTCCGTGTCCTTGTTCGCCTTGGACAAGAATAGTTTTGCCCTTAAGATCTTCGCCTTTCCAGCGTGGTTGTGTATATTTTGGTGCTGTGCCCGCAAGGTGTTCGTAGTTCCATCGTGTTTCGTATTGGCGCCAACCGTTGGCATAGTCTCCCATTGCTAACCACGCTACTGCCAGATTGAATTGGGTAGTTGGATCTGTTGGATTAAGGAGAATAGCGTGTTGTAAAAACGGGATACTGCGAGCAGGTTGTCCACATTCTCGGAGCACGTTGCCGTAGTTATTCCAAGCGGCGTGATAATCAGGGTCGTCGATTAATACTTGTGCATAGCATTTTAGTGCGTCATGTGGTTGGTGTGTGGCACGGAACTGATTGCCTTGTTCTATTAGTTCTGCTGAAGAATTCATGTGGTATTTAAGTGGAGAGTTGGGGCATTTTAATATTTTCACTAAATAGTATTGTTC